CGCGGACCTGGGTTGCTGGTCACTCCGCAGAACAAAGAAGGAATGTCTTGACCTTCCTGAAAAGACTGTTCAGACAATCCGGTTCGATATGTTCCCGGAGCAGGCTAGGCTGTACCATGAGATTCAAAAGGACTTGCGTGAGCGCGCGTCTGATATACTTGCGTCTGCAAGCCCAATGGGTCAGCTTGTTGCACTTCGTAAGGCTACGAGCTGTCCTCCGTATGTTCAGGAATCTTATCCGCCGGAAGCCTGCGCGAAGCTGGAAACGCTTCTTGATATTGTCGATGAGACGATTCAAGCTGGTGAAAAGATTGTAATCTTCTGCTACCATGTGTTCACGATTGAGTACCTGAACTGGGCTCTTCGTAAGCACAAATATAACCCTGCACTCATCTACGGAGCAATCGACCCGATGGTGAGAGAGGCTAATGTACACGCATTCCAGAATATACCTGAGTGTAACATTATCCTGGGTAACTACCAGACTATGGGTACTGGTATTAACCTCACCTCGAGCTCTACGATTGTTGAGTACGAGTTGCCCTGGACGGCAGCGGACGAGGAGCAGGCTCAGGATAGATGTCACCGTATCGGTCAGCACAATCCGGTGAACGTGATTCGTCTGGTTACGAATAATTCGTACGACGCAATCAACGCTGAGATTGTGGACAACAAGCAGCTACTGTCCGATACTGTGCTTGAAGCCGACAAGGCAAGCGCACGTCGCATTGCTGAGAAGATACTAAACCTTATGTAAAGGAGTGCACAATGAGAGACCAAATCGACATCTTGACGACATCCGAGGAATTCGAATCACGCGGCTATATGCGAATCAAGGAATGGGGACATGATACTATTCTGAGATTCCTTATGCCGGAGGATTTCCGAGGAAAATTGACCCAGGTCACCTGGCAGATTGAGAACGGCGAAAAGCACGTTATCAATGCTGGCTGTGAGGCTTGGGGATTGTTCAGTCAGACCGGCGAGCGCCCGGAAATCACGGTTCCGAGCACTTGGTTGGATACCCTCGGTGAGTCTGGTACTACCAAGCTGCGCATCATGTTCAGCTTCAGTACCTTCCGCCAAAATCCGGATTGGTTCGCGTATCTGTACATCAAGACTGCGAACGGAGACCCGGATGCGCCTTACATCATCGGAGGAAAGAAAGGCGGAAGTGGAAGCGGTACTGGAAAGGGTTGTGAGAACTGTACCTGCGACAGCTGCGAAGGTTGCAGTTGCAATGACCCTGACGCAGACGAAACAGACGACAGTTTGGTAGGATAAACAAGGAATTGCTTAAGTGCTGCGGTCGTGTTACACTATGTATATAGTAGTGCGTCGTGCATTTAAGCAATTCGTATATCTTTCGGGAGGAGAGGATTGAGAGTATGTATAGCCAAGAATGTATCGTAAAGATTGAGGGTGTACCAAAGGGTGAGCCGATTGACCTATACATCCTGAAGCGGGGCGCAACGCTGACAGCTGCGGCGGTTACGTCTGATGACTACAAGTCGGCACGAATTGAGGTGTCCAGTGGTATTCGTGATGTGCCAGATTTTACCCGTCTGTGCAGGGAGCATGAATTCCCGCTGGTCAAGGATAGGGAAACCAAGCAGTATAACCTCGAGTTTTCACTCGATATGCTGGACACGTTGTGTTCGGTTGACGGTAACCCGTGCTTTCCTGCAGAGTTTCCGGAGCAGTTGGTAGACCACCTAGCAGGGTAAATAAACTTCGAACTGCGATAGAAACTATGTTATAATAAAAATAACGTAAACCACGTCGGTTTATGCAAGACGTAAGGAGGAATGAGATGAAGAGAAAGTTTCTTGTGATTGACGTTTACGCGCTGTGCTACCGCGCACTGTACGGCTACCCGGATTTGGAAAACGATAAGGGTGAGCCTACATCTGTTATCATAGGATTCTTCAAGCAACTGTTGAGCCGTGTTCGCAACCCGGAGCAGTATTATCCGGTATTTGTTACTGACATGCCGGGTTCCTGCGACGACCGCAAAGAACTGTTCCCTGAGTACAAGTCCAATCGTTCAGCGGCTGACCAATCGTTCTACGACCAGGTTGACTTTGTCCTTGAGCTGGGTAAGATGATTGGTACTGTGTACCAGTACCCACACCGTGAAGCAGATGACCTGGCGGGTGCGTTTGTCGAGCGTTATGCTGACACTGATGACATCACGCTTCTGACAGTCGACAGCGATTGGCTTCAGCTGCTTCGCCCGAACGTCAGAGTTCTGCAACTCAAGACAAACGGTGCGCACGTCCTTTGGGATGAGGCGCTGTTCTTTGCTGAGAAAAAGATTGCTCCGAAGCAACTGATTTCGCTGAAAGCAATCGTAGGTGACGGTTCAGACGGAATACCTGGTATCTCCGGCATCGGTGAGGCTACTGGTATTGAACTTCTCCGTACATTCGGTGACGTTGACGGTATTTACCAGAACATTGTTCAGGTCACCACGAAGCGTAAGGTTCAGCAGAAACTGGTTGAGAACGAGGACATTGTCCGTCGTAATCTGAAACTGGTATCTCTGAATACTAGCCTCGACACCTGGGAAGAGCCAAGCACAGTAATCACCGATGATACGATTGACAAGTTCATCGACACGTTCCAAGAGAGAACGGATTCCCAGGAGCTGACCAACCTCCTCGGCGTTTATCTGCAATATCGCAAGGGGAAGTAAGGGGTGAGGTGTTGTGTCTTCTATCGAGTACGAAGCGGCAAAAGTTCTAGCCGTTATCAAAGCAGAGCCGCACGATTATCAGGATGCTCTAGAAGTACCGAGAAATTACGCTCCTCGATATGAAGACCTGATGACCTACGTCGGTATGTATGTTCAAGGAATCTTGATAATCAACGATTCATTCTACCACATCACATCTGAGACGATGTTTGCGTATGAATCATGTTGCAAGACAATCCGAGAGCAAAACCTCGCGTCAGCAAGACCGATACCACAAGGCGTCCGGGTAAATTTTCAACGGTGGTTGAGGACACGCTTGCCTGTAGATTGGCTTGGTAGTTTCCTGCGAGAGTACAGATTGCACCTATTCGGTAATGTAATGTGGGTAGATGACCAGACACGTGAATATGTTTCTGATTTCAATGACCCTAGATTTTTACCGAAAACAAAAGGAATCTGGGACTTAGATTACGCACCGTTGAAGAATTATCCTCGGTACGCTGAGATAAAAGAAAAATTAGGAGGTTTATGATGGGCAAAGTGATGTTCGGTACGATTTCGTACATTCCGCCTGACGGCAATCGAAAGGCACAGAGAATCGCAAATCACAGAAAACAGCTAGATTGGCTGTCCACGTTCCTTACGCCGGACGACCTGTACTACCGGGTAGAGAGTGCGTGGGGTGACGACCACGATTACGATAAGTTGTATGACGTTCCGTTCGAGATTACGAGCATGCCGGTTCCCGCAGCATATCCCGGTGCGAATCGTAATTTTCTGCTTCAGAATCTTTACGAGTCCGATTATGATTGGCTTGTAATTATGGACGATGACCGCGCTCTGTACCCGTATTTCAATGGTGAAGAGTTCTTCACAAAAGAGCTCAAGGGACCGGACGGTGACCGGCTTGCAAAGGCTGGTGTCCTTATCAAAGCGCTCACCCCGATGGTAGAGCCGTTCAAGAAACAATGTATTGAATTCCCGAAGCGGAAAGAAGCATGGTTTCTTGCTAAGAGCACACCGTCTGGCTTCCTTCAGATTGCTTGCATACCGAACCTGGTCAAGTACGGGTATGAGCCTGTGTATATGAACGGTCTCACCGACTGCCTCCCAGGCTCCGCGCCGGAGGATGTTCAGTTCGAGCTCGACTGGTTGCTTGCTAAGCACGGATTGGCAGTGAACAAGAACGTCGTCATGAAGGAGTTCGGCGGTGATAATCAGAGCTCGATTTATCAAGACAAGGCGCACCGCAGAGAGGCCGAATCGTTCCATAAGGAATGGATTGGCTCGTACCTGAAATCCAAAAGCCCGCGTAACCCAGCGCTCTGGACAAAGAAAGAGCTGAACGCTCGCAGAAATACGTTCGACCCGACTCGCCTGTTTCTTCGTAGGGAGGTGCCGTGGCGGGATGAATGGGATTTGATTCTTGAAAAGTAAGGAGGTCGACCGATGAAACCTGAAGGAAATTTCATGGTAGGCATTATCTCATATATGCCGGAAACTGATGCGGGTAAACTCCGCATCCCGCTTCATAAGGAACAGCTACGTTGGTTGGAAGCCCTGGCTGAAAAGACCGAGTGTTCGTTCCCGGTATACCGGGTTGAGAGTGCATGGGGACCGACAGCCCAGCAGGAGCTCCAGTCAACGCTTCCTATTCAACCAATCGTTGTGGACAGACACACCTGCGCGGTGAATCGGAACTTCCTACTCGAGAAGTTCTACGAATCCGATTACGATTGGCTGTTCCTGCTCGACGACGACAGAATCTTTTATGACCACTACCGCTATTGGGAATGGTTTGATGACCTTTCTACACCAAAGGTTATGGAACTGTGCAAAGACGGTTACCTGATTTCCTGCATCTTGCCGATGTATGAGCCGTTCAAAAAAGTCAACTATGAATGGCCTAACCACGAAACACATTGGTTCTTCGGTAAGGACCCGGTTAAGGGTAGCTTGCAATCTTGCTTCATTCCTAACATCAAAAAGCACTGCGGTCGTGAAGTGTATTTTGACAAGCATACAGCAGCACAACTCGGCGAGCCGCCTGAGGATACGATGTTCCAGTTGGACTGGATTAAAGCAGGAGGTCGGTGTATTCGTAACCGATTCCTCATTGCTAAAGAAGTCGGTCAGTCCGCGGGTGAAAAGAGTCTTATCTACGGCTCACTCGAGGAGCGCCGGAAGATTGAGGAAGGACATGAACTTTGGTTCACCCAGTACCTCAAGCAGCTTTATCCCAGAAGCCCGGGGTGTTGGACACGGCGTGGGTTCATTGCAGCTCGCAATCCGGAGTTCCGCGGCCTGATTCCTCGGTCAAAGCCGTATCAGTTCGAGATGCACGATTTACCGCGTGACGTTGTAAAAGAGCTGAAGAAAGATGATTGAGGTATTTCAGACAGCTAATGAAGCGTATAATGCTGCACATATTAGAGACTCCTTCTATATGTTTATGCAGCAAGCTAATCCGAAAATAAAACCAAAGACATTGAAAACCTACTGCTCAGACGCATTGTTTATCTGGGCTCAGCTACCAGAAAAGTGGGTTCAGAAAATCGTAGACGGCGGTGAGTATTCTGATGAGGAGTGGCAGTCCAAGTTGCGGGTATACATTCGCAATGACATAACTGCCACTCGGTCATGCCCTGATAAGGATGCTCGTAGCTACACAAAGCACTTCTGGCAGTTGATTATATTCCTGCGAATACTGAACTGCATCGAGGAGGGTCGTATAGCAACGCCAAGACGTATTGGAGTGTGATTACCTTGGAGATACCAAGTTTCTTCTATATGCAAAGCATCATCGACCGCCGCAATCGCCTGTTCGAAATCGGTAAGAGAATACCTGAGTACAAAGAACTCTTATCGATGGGTTGCAAATTCTACGATGGATTTTTGCTATACGATGAGGAGTCCGGTACTCAGCTTGAAATAAACAGACTATTTCTGCCTGAAGATGTAAAAGATTGGCCTAGAGCGACTCGTATCTTGAACCGTTATGTCAAGGTTATCGAGTCGCTTTATTTGCTGGAAAAGAA